ATCTGTATACCGCTCTGTTGGATACTATTGCGTCCAGCGATGCCGGCATCGACAATATCATTGGCTTCCAATCTTGAGAACCAGCGAGACCCTTTGGGTCGCACTGACTTTTCTCTTGCTTGGAATTGTAGGTTCCCTATTCGTAGGGGCCTACATCGCCCGTGTTAGTGTCGAGGTGGCAACTGCCTCTAGTGTCGAAAAGAGTCTTTAGGATCTGTACAGTGTGGACTGGAATAGCTACCTCATGGAGGAACTATGAAAAGTCCAGTTGTACTCCTCTCGAGTCTCTTTCACGATGTGGAAAGGCTTGAGCCTGGTGTCAAAGGCCTTGATCGAGATCTTCGTACGATCAAGGTACGTTTCGAAAACGAAGGCTACGGCTTCATAACCGTAGCCCTTCCTACTCTCTGCGATGCCCTCGATAGAGGACTAGCGGATGGTAAGTACACCTGCCCATCTGGTTTTTCCAGAAGGGGAGCTCTCCCGAAGTTGTTATCGGGTTTGCTCTGTGCTGTTTTCGATATTAAAACAGGACTGATCCTTGATCATCCGTCTATCTTAGCTGTAAAGTTATACAGAGAGATAACACGGATGTTCAAGAAACTCATTTACAGTGATTCTCGTGAAGAAATCCTTCATAAGAAAGTTGTGAACGAGTTTATGGAGTGCGATAATATCATTCCAGACGACATTGCGTCGCCTGAGTTTGATTATTATCTCACTCCTGTTTCGCGTATGGTTCTCTTGGATCTAAACAGTTATGATCCTAGAAAATTGAAAGCGAAACACGGTCCTGGTAGCGTTGCTGAAGGACATTCCCCGAACCAGAAGTGGCAAGGGGTAATAGCTGACATGGTAAAATATGACAGCTATGCTTCATCATTTGGTTTTGATACATTCATTACTGAATGTGTCAATGACCAGCACAACTGTTCTGATGTGCTAATCAAGGATGAAGATGAACTTCACGACGCCCCTGCTGGAATTGCTAAGCTTATCAGTGTTCCTAAGAGCTCTGTTGCTCGGAGGACAATATCCATGGAGCCTGTGTTGAAACAATTTATTCAACAAGGTTTGAATACTGCGCTACGTGATGCTATATCACGCTGCCCAGTGTTACATGGATGCTTAGCATTGGCCTCGCAAGAACGCAATCAAATTGCGTGCTTAAAAGGCTCCATTACCGGCGAGATCGCTACGATTGACCTTTCGGCTGCTAGTGATAGACTGTCTCTACTTCTTGTAGAGAAAGTCTTCTCTAGTAAGGCCCTCTTTTGGGAGGACCTCTGTCGTAGTAGATCGAGTTTTATCCAGATTGAAAAGTCTAGATATAAACTCCGTAAGTACGCCGGGATGGGCAACGCTACAACATTTCCTGTACAGTCTGTTTCATTCGCCTTGCTAGCGATATGTTGCATACTGTCATACGATGGCGTAAAGCCAACGTATGGAAATGTAAAGCGTGCCAGCAGATTACTTAGAGTGTTTGGTGATGATATAACCATTCCCTCTAAGTATGTCACCAGTTTAGACGCTTGGTTGACCCATTATGGTTTGAAGATCAACCATAAGAAGTCCTTCTCAACAGGATTCTTTCGAGAATCCTGTGGAGTCGACGCCTTCCATGGACAGGATGTTACACCTCTCTATGTGAAGTCGTTACCAGGTCTCCTTCAGAGCAAGTCAGACCTTATTCCCCATTTAGTTAGCGTATCCAACGCGAGTTGGATGCGAGGACTTTATGGGTTCTCCACTCTTCTAAGATCATGGGTAGAAGACCAAGTTGGTCCTCTGCCTTTGGTTTCCAAGAATTGTGGTGGTCTGGGTTGGCATAGCCGCGTTGATACTAGCGTC